TTGTGCAGATGCTTCTACTGCTTCTTTTTCAAATGCAGATTGAAACTTTTTTAATTCGGTCATGTTTCTTTTAATAGTAACTCTATCAAACCAATCACCACCTTCTCTTAAAGTATATTCTTGTGCAGCATCTGCAATTCCACCCAATGTTTCTGCAATTTGCATAATATCAGATTTTCTACTCATACCTTCTCTATGCTGATTGTATGTTGAAATTATTTCTAAAAAATGCCTCTTTATTTCCGTAGGTAATTGCTTAAACTCTTCGGTTTCTTTTAAAATATCCTTTAATCGTATCATTTTATTGTTTATTATTATGTAATAGTAATTCACCCAATACTTCAATCTCACCCACTAATCGTTGAAATCCAATTTCCGATAAATCCATATTTTTGATTTTATCACAAAATTCGTTTGATTTTGTATTCAACAACTTTTTTGTTCTTTCAATATTAAAATTACCATCAACTGCATTTTGATAATAAGGAAGTTTAACTACAAAATGGTGATACGTTAATATGGCAGGACCACCTTTTTCTTTTGCATCATTTGTTATTTTAGTTGCACCTTGTAGTCTTTTAGAAGCAAATTGCGTAAATGTTAAATTAGTAGCAATATTTTCTTTTTTTAATAAAGATTTTAAATGCAACATTTTTTTATTTTTTTAAAACACCTGATTTTTTAATCTTAGCAATCGCCATCATCAATTGTTGTCTATCCATTCCCAATGCATCAATTATTCTTGCAACAATCAATTGCTCTTTTTTCTTCGGTAAACTATATCCTTTGATTTGATCAACCAGTTTTCCTAAAAATCTGTCAACTTGCGGTGGTAATGAAACATCCATATCCTCTAATTCTTCTTTTTGAATTCGGTTTGTCACATTCTCTTTCTTTAAAGAACCCATGCTTATGGGAATAAATTGTGTTAATTTTGCCATTTTTATTTTAGTTTAATTCAATTATAATTTCTCTCATAAGGTTTTGCGATTTACACCACTTACCACATTCATCCGCTAACTTAGCCCACTGTTTTGATTCGTTTACAGGTGCCATAAATGCACCGTGTGTAGATGGATTTGATACAAAATCCCAACCAACTAATTCAAAATCCTCCTGAACCATCACTGTACCATCTGTCATTTCTTTAACAGAACCCAATCCCCTCGATGATATACCTAAACGGATATTATTTTTTAAAAGTTCTTTAAGAATGTTTCCAGATGGTGTGGATAATATTTCAACCGAACCCATTACATCTTCACCTTCCCACCAAATTTCTCTAATGTTGTGTGAAACATTTTTCAAATTAATTACAGGAGAATCCGGATGATCTAATTCACCCAATGCTCTTCTTTCCTTAATAAGTTGTGCGTATTTTTTGCATTCTCTTTCTAAAATTTCTTTAGGATATCTTCTATTATTTTGATTAGGGGCACCTGCTCTTTGAAGCACACCTTTAACAAGGAAAGTTCCATTTTCTTCCTGTTGAAGTTTTGCTTCAAACAAATGGGTCTCTATCAATAATCCTTTATTCATTATTTTAATTTTTTACCTTCGTTTTTAGCTCTTAATGCTGCCAAATCACTCGCTTCAATTTCACCATCTTTATCAGTGTCTAACTTTTCCTGATTTCCAGGTAGGTTTTCGTTATATCCTCTTAATCTACCTTCTGATTTCGCTTTGTATGCCGTATCTACTGCATTAAAGAATTTCTTCTTCTCATCATCACTCATAGAGTTAATATCTTTACCCGTCTTATCTAACATATGCTTAAACAATTGTTGATAATCTTGTTCTTCTTTCACTACTTGCTTAACAAGTTCTTTTAATTGTTTTACTTTCATTATTGTGATATTTTACGAATTTGGTGTTCTAATTTAATGAGTCTCTCTTTTATCTTATAAATATTAGTATTTGTTCTTTTCCAGAAATTTCCATTAGATATTCCGTTTTCTAGTTTAATTCTACCATACCAATTCAAAAACTTTTCCATTTCTGCTAATTGTTTGTTGATGTTTGATATTCCTTTTCCAATTTTAGTAGTAGCAGGTGAATCTTCTCTTTTGAGTTCTACCCAACGATTTTCGGTAATAACTACTTTATATTTAGAAGATTTGTTTTTAGACACATATTCTTGCAGAGTACTTTTGTTAATTTTATTCAAATATGCCATTTCTTCTGCTGATAATTTACTTGCAACTAATTTTCTAAATTTACCTCTTTGTTGGGATGGTGATAATTTTAGAAATGCAATAATTTCTCGATCATTTTTTATTTTATTTGCAATTGATTTTATTGCTGTATCGGTTTTTATATCATTCCACCATTGTTTTATAGCATCAATTGGTCCTATACCTTTAGCATCTAATGCTGCTTTTACAGATGCTCCAGTAAATACTAACTGTGCTATCATTATAAATATATTTACAATATCCAATGCAGATTCATTTACAACACTATATCCTGTCAAATCCGCTTGTCTTTTTCCTTTTTTCTTTTCATTTTCAGGTTTTCCAAATGCGAATGGGGTGTTATATGGTCCTGCTGCATCGGATGTTGTCATTTCTTTAATTGAAAGACCCAACTCTTCTTCTGTTTCCTGAATTTCATCATATCCCATTTGATGTAAATCTTTAATAATATCAGACTTACTTGCGTTTTTATTACCAGATACAATTATCGCAACTCGCTTCTTAACGGATGGTGTTCCGTCATTATAGTATTGCATTATTTTTTTAAAGTGAATATCACCACTACCCATCTCATTTATTTCTAAATCGGCATCGGTGTATATACCTTTTACTTTATTTTCCAATTCTTGCGAATATTTCTTTTTAAGTGTAGTTAATTTTTTTAAATGTTCTAAATGGGTCTGTTGTTCTGGAGTTCCTTTTGATTTTTTGTATAAATCCAAATGTCTTTCCATAGCATCTAATACTTTTGAATAATCAGTTTGAATAGCTTTAACTGAACGTAATTCACCCAATATCATTTCTTTTATTTTATCAGGCAATCCTTTGTGAGATGTTGATGCAAAATCCTTAGCATCTGTATCACTCATTGAATCGGCTGCTTTTTCAACTTCTGGCGATGGATTTTCCATATCACCTTTTTGAGTTGCATGAACCATACCCATAAATCTTTGCTGTGCTTTTGATTGTGCTGGCATTTATTTGTTTATTATGATAAAATACTAAATGAACCCGTTGAACAACTAATTTGTCGTGGATAACACGGATATACTTGTCCCGTAATCATATGCGAACCGATCAATGTTCCACCACCTTCCATTACAATCCCACCCAAAGTTCCATTATGGTCTTTCATAACACCCCAAGCTTTTCCTGATACTGAACCTGTTACGCTTGATGATGTGAATGTTTCTACTTTATAAATTCTATAATTTACCATTTTTTATTTATTTAAACTTTCTTTTAATTCTTTTAATAATTCGTAACTCATCATTAAGGCCGATAAATGTTCTTCTTTTATCTTCTTAACAGATTTTACTTTTCTAATATTTGAAATAGTTTCTGCTAATTTTATTTTAGTTACTTTGTCAGGAATAGTTTTACCAACTTCTTTTAATTGTATAATCAATTTTGTAATGGATTTTCCGATATATTCGTTTAATTTACCAGTATTATTGATATTATTTATATACTCTCTTAATAGTGATTTTTGGTCAACTGTTAAGTTTTTATATTTGGTATTAAAATTCTCTACTAAAAATTTGTAAGATATTGCTCGTAAATCATCATCTTGCTTCTTATACTCTTCCATAACTACATCTTTCAATTTTGTATCTTTGTTTTGTATAGAAGAATTGATTATAGTTTCTGCTATTGTAAATCGTGAACTTACAATATCAGTTGGATCGTATTGAACATTTGTAGTGGTTACTTCAAACACTTTATAAATAGAAGCGAGTGCTTTATAATTTGATACAGGTGAATTTATAAATTCATCTATATTATAAGTTTCTCTGATTTGTTTAATTAGATTATACTTTTCTTTGATTAGTTTGGACTCATCCAATCTTTTTCTGGCCTCACAAATTGTATCGATAAATTTCTCTGCTTTTGTTTCGGAATTATATTTCTCATTTATCAAATACTGATATAATTTTAATTCCTTCGATAATTCTTTTTTAGAATTAAAGTGTTCTTTCAAAATCTTTTCTGCAACCGGTTTATCTGATGACATTATTTCTGCGGTAATCTGTCTTACCAATAGTTCAAATATAAATCCTGTGTTTTTAAACTTTGAATGTTTTATTCTTTTCATCAATTTATGTATTTTTGTCAGATATAAATATATTTTTATATTACTTTATTACTTTTTTGTTAAATCTTCTGTTAAAATAGTTTTTTTGTTACCATTCATATCTTTAAAAATCTCATCATAGTTGGCTCTGGGTTTGTATTTTACGGATCCTTCCTTTTGTTTAAGTGTTTTAATTCCTAATGGATCCCTTCCTTCCGGATGGTCATCTTTCCCATATCTAACTGGATCTTTAGGCCTTCCTACTTTACCATCCTCTTCTAATTCGGATTTAATTCGTTGTATTTCTTCTTCTACATTAGTTTGCCCCTCTACGCCGGTTTCGTTTGCAGGATCAGTACCCTGTGTTTCAATTGATGTTAATCTGAATTGTTGTTTAGTATCCTCCAATACCTGCAATGTTAATTCATCTTGTTCATCATCTGCTAATCCCATAATAGATTCATACATCCATTTTTTAGAGAACATTTTTGTCTGTTGCATTTGTTGAATCAACTGCACTTTTGAATTATATAATTCAACTTTTTCTTGTTCGTATATTTTTGATGGAATTGTTAATTCTAATGAGAAATCCGTTAAACGGTCATCGGTAACACCCTGTGCGTACAAATGAATTATTGCAATTTTGGTTAATTCCGAAATAAGTACTCTTTGTATCCTTTCAACAGTTTTTGCAAAACGAATATCTTGTGATGCTAGAGTTGCTTTACCATTCGCATCTTCCTCATATCCTAAATATGCTTTAGGTATTTTCAAAGATGCCATCATTTTACCTTTTAAATAATTAAGGTCATCAATCATATTATATTCCAATCCTTTAAGAGTATCAATGGATGTACCATTATCACTACCCCTTACTGGCATATAATAATCTTCAATAAGATTTTGAATATTGTATTTTAAGTTATACTCACCCGTTCTTTCATCAACAAATGGAACTTTTTTAGAATTGTTGATAATTTTTTGCATATAATTATCCACTTCGTTTGGTGGAATATTACCAACATCTACTTTAAATATTCTCTTTTCAGGTGCTCGCATTACTCTGTGTATCAACATTGCATCTTCCATCAACATTAACTGTTTCCAAACCCTTCTACCACCCTCAATCATAGATTTACCATAAGGAAGAAAGTTTGAATCTGAATTCAAACGAAAGTGAGCCATCTCATAGTTTTCAAATTCTTTTTTAGCAGATTGAGAAGCTCCTCCATATGGGTTTTGATATGGTGCATATAAGAATTTAACTCTTTGTGGGTTTTCTGGATCAAATTGTTCCACCCTACTCATCTCATAGCACGATAGTGGCATAACATTAACAATACCGAGTGTATCTGCCATCTCTAACTGTAAGAAGAAATCACCATACTTAACTAAATTTCTTGTCCACGGCCATAGATTAAATTCCAAATTTAAAATATCAAAGAAAAGGTTTTCTAAAATTTGTTTTATGTTATCATCGGAGTGGTGTATTTTTAAAACACTACCCATTTCGTTTCTAGCAGTACATTCATCTGCGTATATATCTAATGCGGATGCCAGAATTGGGTCAGTATCCATTGAATCGTAATCCCTAAATAAATCAATACGAACTTGTTGATACGCCATAGATGATTCGAGGACACCCGAACCGTAGTTTGTGACTTTAAGTTTCATAAACCTATCTACTAGGTTTGTTGTCATATTCTGATATTCATCAGTATCTATGACTTTAACCCCGCTTGCCGTTTTACGAACTATGGTATTTGTTGAAAATAGTTTTTGTAACCTACTGAATACTGATTTATCTACTGCCATTTTTTTTATATTTTTATAAAGATACGGAAATTTTTTGGATTTACCAAATTACCATTTCCTACAACTCCAATATCTTGCCTTATGTCTTGGTCCTGGTTGGTCACAATTATGTCTAGCTCTAAACGATTTTCTCGCTTTTGGATTAGATTTTCTTATTCTCATCGTTTTTTCACCTTTGGATGCCG